TCTCTAGCAATCACAGCAGCTTTAGCTGGTTTAACTCCAGCTTTGGCAGCAGTTTTTACAACAGCTTTTGGAGCAGCTTTAACTCCCTTTACTGCTTTAGGTCCAACATATAACTCAGCTGCTCTACCTAGAGCTTGCCAAGCTGGAGACCAAGAAGCAACCTCCTCTTCTCCCTTTCTAGCATTAAGTCCATTACCTGTAGCTAAAGCTGCACCATAATTAAGTGGGCTTACCCATGTCATTGCTTTACCAAGCTACTCTTCTGACTTATTTTCTATAGTTCTCTCTTTAGCCAACTATTCTTTTGACTTATATATAGTAGCTGAAGTAGGACCTTGAGAACGGAAAGGAGCAGTAGCTATTTTACCAAAAGCTCCTAAACCTTTTAAAAAATATTCTCCTACAAGATTAGCTCCTCGTTTAATATCCTCTGGAGACAGATTTAATGGACCACCTGCAGCTGTCTACATTTTTCTAATTTGTCCTCCATTTTTCTAAACTATAATATCCTTTATTCTAGGATTATAAATAGAATCTAATTGCATAGCACTTAATTGTCTATCAGCAATTCTTGGTTTTCCTGGACGAAGATATGATTCAGCGTATATTCTGGCTTTCTCTTTTATAGGAGCTTTAATAAATTTCTATCTTACTTTATCTCCTTTTAACCCTCCCCAAGGAGCCCAATAATTTTTAACAGTATCTGTAGTAGAATCATAAACATTAGCAGGTTTAGCTACAGAAGCCCATATGCTTCCCCACTAACTATATCTACCACTTGGAACCTTTTTTCCATCCCACTGAATAAGGCCTCTTCCTCCGCCATTTTTCTAGACAGCCTTATAATTTCCTTGGCTTTCTTCAACGACATTACCCATAACAGCTACAGCCTAATCATGTGGGAGCTTCATGTCCTAAGTTAAATATCTGTAACCTCTATCTAAATTATCCCAATCGGGATTTTTTCTTTTAGTTAGGTTGGACTTCGCCTATTGTTTGGCTGTCACAGATTTTTTAGGACTCGTTTTTGAATTTTTTACAACGTTGTTCATAATCTAAAATATTTTTTAAGCTTAAATTTAAAATTTTTAACCAAACATTTATTAATTATTTTGATCTTTCTAAATATACTAATACATTTGGGTAAATACAAATATTTTTATATTATAATTAACAAAAAGATGACATTAAACTAGATTAAGGATTTGTGGGGAACTCTTAATAAAATACATCCAGAAACAAGAAGTTTAATCATTATTCTATTATTTGGATGGATTTTATATTCCCAGATTACAGGAGAAACTGGTCGCTTAATTAAGGATAGAGTGGAACAAGAAATTGTGCATAATAAAAAAGCAGAATAGTATTCCATGGAAACTGCAATTGAGATAAACCAGGAAATCCAACTAATAGCAGAAATAGATAAGGATGCTTTTGATGTATTACTTTTGAATTATCATAATAATACTCAAAGTTTACAAGGATATAAATATTTGTATTTATCTTGTCTCACAGAAGCTCCAAGAACATTAGATACTCCCACTTTACAACAGTAGTGGAATAAATTAGATTATATCTATTATGCAGATGAATTAGCTAAAATACATAGTTAGAGCTTTGTAACATTTTCTAATGTTGAAGATATGGGTATGACTCTTCCAAAGTTATATAGACTAGTTAAAGCTAGTGATGCTAAATCAATATCATTCTTTACAATCGAAGGACATTAGAATTAGATAGGTTTGGTAGTAGCTTTGTATAAAGAACATAGACAATATGATTACAAATATGCTGGTCAAATCCTCCATCATATATAGAAATTAGCTCTAATATTAGATTACGATAAAGCAAACAAATGATTACAATTATTTTAGGCACAGCTCATTAGAAAAGTATCTTAGGAAAAGGTTCCCCTGATGGGAAATTTAAGGAATATAAATATTCGAGGGAGGTATGTAAAGCTGTAAGGGATACTCTTAAAGACATGGGTTATCAGGTATTTATTGATGTTGAAGCCGATGACTTAGGTTTACAACAAGCTAAAGAATTAGCAACAAGATGTAAGATTGTTAATGATTTAGTTAAGCAGCACAAAAACTGTATTTATGTTTCAATTCACGTTAATGCAGCAGCATCAGATGGCCAATGGCACAATGGAACAGGTTGGGAAGTTTACACAACTCCAGGCAAAACTAAATCTGATGAATTAGCAACCTGTTTATATAATGCAGCAAAAATTAATGCTTCCGATAAGAAAATGCGTACCGATTTCTCCGATGGAGATGCAGACAAAGAAGCTCATTTATATGTTCTTAAAAATACTAGTTGTCCTGCGGTACTAACAGAAAACTTCTTTTAGGATAATAAAAAAGATGTAGATTATATGCTTAGTGATGAAGGTTTTCATGCTATTGTAAGACTTCATGTTGAAGGTATTGTAAATTATATAAAAGATAATTCTAAATAATAATGTTTAATAAATATGTTTAATGAAAATGGAATATGATAAGATTAATGGTGCAGTAGGATTTCGAGAAGCTGACCATTATTATGGAAATTTAAATGATCCAACAATTAAGTATATTTCTGTTACAACACTAATAGAAAAATACGGAAAAGAATTTGATAAAGATTTTGTCAGTGCCTATAAGGCATTAGAAAGAATATTAGACCCAGCAGATTGGAAAAAGGAAAAAGGTAGTATATGGAAGAACCATAAGATTCCTAAAGATTTTTTAGAGGTGTATGATATTTCACAAGATGAATTAAATAAGGTTCAGCAAACTATTCTAGATGAATGGGAAACCACTAATAGAATTGCTTGTGAAAGAGGAACAAAGATTCATGCTCAATTAGAAAACTCTTTTTACAATGCTGGGTCAAATATTACGTTAAAGAAATTTGGTATTGGTGGAAAGTTCACTTGTAAAAAAGATTATTGTAAATTAGATTTAGATTATGGAGTATATCCTGAATATTTAATTTATTATGATAACGCCAAAATAGATTTACATCTTGCTGGACAAATAGACTTAATAGTTAAGAATGGAAATGATATATATATCATAGACCATAAAACTAATAAGAAGATTGACACTAAAGGATTTTACAATAGTGGAACAAGAACCTCTGATAAAATGAAATATCCATTAGGACATCTAGATGAATGTAATTTTAATCATTATCAATTACAATTATCTACTTATGCTTGGATGCTTCAGAAACTTAATCCGGAATTTGTTATTAAAGATTTGATTCTTAATCACTATGATCACGATGGAAAAAATACTCTATACCATTGTACTTATTTAAAAGATGATGTAGAGAAGATGCTTAAGCATTATGCTAAACAACAAAAATTAGAAAAACAAAAAGCTAAGTATGCAAGAATTGAGTATTGATGAACGTAGAGAGATATGTAATAATTGTCCTATCTACAGTCCTGCTAGAGCTATTTGTAATCCTAGTTTATGGTTGGATCCAGAAACTAATGAAGTTTCAACAGAAGCTAAAGCCGGATATATTAGAGGTTGTGGTTGTCACGTATTGATAAAGATGAGGAATTTACATAATCACTGTGTAGCAGGAAAATGGTAATTAAAAAGATAGATGAAACAGGAAAGATTTACTATAAAGTTTTTGACGATTATAGTAAATACTTGAAAGAGTTAGATGCTCTTAAAAATGAAACTCTTTACGAAACTAATTAATATTATAGTAGGTAACTGGAGAAATTTAACTGGTTATACTTCAGATGAACAAAAAAGAAGATTAGATATTTGTAATAGATGTGAACACAAAATGAAATACATGGGTTCATATATATGTGATCAATGCGGTTGTATATTAAAATCGAAAGCGAGCGTTGACTCTGAAAAATGTTTAATGAATAAATGGTAATATGGAACATCCAATTTTAAGCGAGAATGAGAAAATAGCCATGAGAATGGCTGGCGAAAGTACAAGTAGAATTATGACTTTAGATGGTAGAAGTGCTGAGGATATTATTGAAGAAAGAAACACTAAGAAGGCAAATGAAGAAATTGATAAGTTTAATGAAAAAATTAATAATCAATTTACTAATGTTGAACAATTTGCTGAAAAAATAAATGCTAATAAGAATAACATAGAGATTATGCCTATTGGTAATTATGTTCTTGTAAAGCAGTTTGAAGATAATCCTTTCCAAAGAATAGTTAGAGATTCTAAATCAGGACTTATTCTTGATATGGGAGGAATGAAACCTCAGTATAAAAACACAGATAACGGTCAAATAGAAGAAGAAGAACAATTTATAAAGGTAGGTGTTATCCAAGAAGTTGGACCTGAATGTAAGTGGTGTCAACCTGATGATACTATCTTCTACACTAAACCTAGTGCAGTACCTGTTCCTTTCTATAAGCAAAATCTACAACTTGTATGTGAAAATAGAGTTCTCGCAGTTGTTAATGAAGGACTCACAGAAAGATTTAATAAAAGTAAATAATGATGGATGAGAAGATTTATTTTGTTCCTGGCCAGAAGGTAACCCTTCGCCAGGACATACCAAATAAACCTATTATGTTGGTATATAGAGTAGAACGCTCTATAATTAGAAATGAGGAAAAGAATGCCTTACTTAAAGGAGTAAAGGTAAGATGGTTTACAGATAACGGTTTCTTACAAGAAGCTGTTTTCTCAACAAAAGATTTAATCTTAGTCGATTAATTATGGACGAAAAAGTATTAAAATAGTTAGCAGACGGACTTAAAAGTAAAAACCCTGAAGCTATAAAAGCCTATAAAAATTTACAAAAAGTAGCCCAAGGTTAGGGCGAAGAAGCAGAAAAAGCTAAAGTAATTTTAAATAAAATTCAAAACTATCTAACTTAGAAAGCTGCTCATGGAACTAAACTAACCTATTTTAAATCTTTAAAGAATCAATGTGCTGAAGATGAAGAAGTGGTTTACTTCAAGAAAGGAGGTTTAGTAAACTGTGGTTGTAAGAAGAAGGAAGATGGTGGTGAAATTGCTAAGGCTCAGAATGGAACTGCTGTTGATAAATTCAAGAAAATGAGAGCTGATAATAAAACAGTAAACAATTCAACTAAACAGCCTACAACCAATGTAACTAAAAAAACTAATGAAGATCCTAATAAAGATATGACTTGGGATCCAAAACTTAAAAAGATGCGTAAAATGACTTCGGAAGAAATAGCTAGAGCCAAGAAAAACTTAGCGGATGCTAGACAAGGAAAAGGAGAAGGAACACCTCAGCGTAAAAAAGGCGGAGAAATAAATAAAGACTGTGGTGGTTCAGCTATTAAGAAATTTAAAATGCATCGTTAGGGAGGTAGTTTAAACGGAATCCCTTTTATCAAGCTGGGACTTTAAAAGGTGGTATAGAGAAACCTGATAATACTAGAGTATAGCATATTCCAAATAACAGAGAGGGAGTTTATGAAGCTACACCTCAGGGAATTGGAGATATTCTCCCATTTGTTGGGACATATAGGGCAGCTAAAAGAATAGATAATGGAGAACCTGATGCTAGTTACAAGGATTTAATTGTAAATGGATCTATGGATATATTAGGTGCTGGAATGGTTGGTTCTGTGGCCAAAGCTGCAGGTAAAGCAAAAAGAATACATCAAGCTTTAAAAGCTAATGGATTTAGATAGGCAGGGCGTGAACCTACTAAATTTATAAAAACTGGAAACAGAACTAAATTATCCCGCGGATACATAAATCCAAATAAATACTATCATATTAATTTAGGTCCTGAAGTAATAGCTGAGAAAACCATTCCAAATGTAAATTACTATAATGTAGCTATGCAGCCAATGATTCAATCATTAAGAGTTCCTGCTTTAGCAATTGGTAAATAAAAAAAAATTAAAATGTTGATGTAAATATGAATTTAAATGTTTTTGATTATGATTAGGGAACTGGAACAGTGATTCTTAATTCAGCTGATTTGGCTCTTATAAAAGAATTTAAAACTCTTATTTAGAGAGACAAAGAAAGAGCTGATAGAGAATTTACTTATATATATCTTGCTATTGATTGGAAGTCTCCTTATTCAAATTATTCAGAATAGGAAAGACATCAAGCTGCTCTATCTGATGCAAACATTACTGAACAAGAATGGAATGACCCAGAGTTTAGAGCTGCTTGTAGAAAATATAGAGCACTTCAAGAATCCAATCGTTACGTTAGACTTCTAAAATCTGCGGAGTTAGTTACTGATAAAATTACTGACTACTTTAATAATGTAGATTTAGAAGAGCGTGATGAATAGACTGGTAAATATGTTAACAAAGTTGCTGACATACAGAAGGCTATGGAAAATGCAGCTAAATAGATAGAAACATTGAAGCAGATTGAATCAATGGTTAAGAAAGAAATCACTGAACAATCAGCTATCCGTGCTGGAGCTACTGAAGGATTCGTTCCTGATCTTACTTAATGGAAGAAGTTGTTAAGAAGAAAAGAGGACGTCCTCGTAAGAACCCTGTTCCAGAAATTCCACAAGAAATAAAGTCTATAGTAGATGAAGTTCAAGAAAAACAATAGTAGCTCCAAGAAGAAATACACGAACTTCAAAAGCCTGAAGTAGAACATAAAGAAGGTGATTGGGATGTCAAGATAGGAGACCCTATTGAATATTTTGATAAACGACTTTCTTATGAAATAACAGGATATAGACCTATTACTGAAACTGAGGGATTAGATTTTGATCCTAGATGGTTTACTCAAGCTAGAGAAAATAAAATAAATACAGGACATTATACTTCTTATTTCTTCGGTTCTAAAGCCTACAGAGATTTCTGGAATGAAGAATATAGAAGATGTAGAAATGGAATGACTGTTAATGGCTATACTATTCCTGGTACTTATTACTATTTTCTTAATTACTATCAATTACCACAAACTAATGTAGAAAAATCTGGAGGTAGCCGTAAGGATATATTTCCAGAGTTCTATTCTGCTCAATACGAATTCTTCCACTACTTTGAATTGTGTAAAACACTAAAAAAAGACTGTGGATTGTTTAAGGCTCGTGGTTGCGGATTTAGCGAAATCAATGCTGCCATATGTAATTAGATTTATAACTGTTTTCCAAATTCAGTATGTATGATTACAGCTAATGCTTAGAACTATATTGACAAATCTCTTGATAAAATTTGGGGCGGTTTAACATTTGCTAATGATAATACTGATGGAGGATTCTTTAAATTAAGACAGGTTATAGATAAATAGAACATTAAGAAAGCTTCTTATTATAAGATGGTTAATGGTCAGAAAGTTGAAGATGGTTGGATGTCTATGATTGAATCTATTGTAGCAGACAACGATAGAAAGATTCGTGGTGACCGTGTTGACTTATTGATTTACGAAGAGGCTGGTTCTAATCCTGTACTTAGACAATCCTATATTAAAGGTAACGCTCTTGTAGAAATTGGTGGTAATAGATTCGGCATAAGAATGGTCGGAGGTACTGGTGGTGACGTTGCAGGACTTGAAGGACTTGAAGATATATTCTTTAATCCTGATGCTTACAATGTACTACCCTTCTATAATAATTATACAGAAGATGGTGAATGGGTTAAAACAGCTTATTTTATTCCTGCTAATATAGCTTTCTATAGACCTGGATATGTAGACCATAGAGGCGTTTGTAATATTAAAAAAGCTACTGAATACTATGAAGCTGAGAGAGCTAAATTGTAGTCTTCTCCAAAAGCTCTTGTAGACTATAAAGCTGAGTACTGTTTATATCCTAGTGAA